GGAGCGAACCCGCCACCCATCCAGTTCGGGCGACGGCTTAGTAAACAACTTTGCGGCGTCGCACCTCGACCGACGGCAGCGTCTGCTTGTCGGTCGAGCCGCACTTCTGGCACCGGAGGTACCGAATTTGGTACTCGCCCGACCGCTGGCTCGACGCGATTACGTAGACGCCAGCCCGGCACTTCTGGCACGTGTCGCCACTAGCGGCCATGCTGTTTCAGATACTCGCGGAGATCAGCGGCTCGCGACCGAATCGCCAGACGCCGGGCGGATTCCTGCTCGATCGCGTGACGGAACGCATCGTACGACCGCTGGGCGACCTTCACGTCGGCATCGGGGTACGCGGGGAACGTGACAGGCCCGACATCGAGCAGCGAGTCCACCCGCGTGATCGTCCGCACGCTGCGTCCATCCTCGACGCTCCACTCGTCACCGCTGGTCGTGAAACTGAAGCTCGAGCCACGCACGATGCCCGCCCGGATGTTCGCCGCGAGGTCACGACCGTACGTGGTGTCGGGCACGGGGAACTCGTACCGCAGTCCGACATCGTCCACCGACATCGACAGCGTGCTAGGGTAGCGGGCGAGCGGGTAGTTCGGGTCGTGATTCCAGAGTGCCCGCGTTTCGAGCGGCTTCTTTCGCCCGCGACGCTCGGACACGATGCCGAACGCAGCCGGGTCGATACGCTCGATAAACGACCCTTCGAGCTCGAGCGAGTTCACGCCGAACTTCGCGGCGTAGCCCACGATGTAGTCACGCTCCGCGTCGCCCTCGCTGCGGCTCTCCACCGCGAGCAGCGGCACCGCAGACTCCACCTCGTCGATCGCCAGGGCGCGTCGTTCGATGTTCATGGTCATGCTCCTGTCTTCGTCCGCTGCTTCAATCTGCCGCGTGAGTTTGCTTGCCCATGCCTGCCCTGGGTCGCCGCCCCATAGCGCCCACGCTATGCGCCCCGCGCTCGGGAAACCGTCTTCACCGGGGCTCCACCCTTGACCCTGCTTGTCCACCTCGTGCCGGGCGAAGTAAGACGCCATCCGCTTCGCCGTGTCGGGCGAGATGCTTGTCCCGTTCGACAGGTCGCGAGCGCGAGCAACGCCGACTGCCGTGCCGCCTCGGCCGTACTCGCTTCGCCAATCGAGTCCTTTCTGTGCTTCCTCACGCACGCCCGCAGGCGGCTTGAAGTCGATGTGGTCGTATTTACCCGCCACGCTTCCGCCTCCGCGACTTACGCTCCTCGGGTGGCGGCTCGGGCAGCGGGTCGATCTTCGTGAGCGTGCTCATCTTGTGACCGACCTGCGTCTCGGTCGCACGCCAGCCGCCCGTCACTTCCTCGTACACCGTGATGAGGGCGGCCGGGTCTTCCTCGCTCGCCTCGATCTTGAAGTCAGTGCCGGGCACGTCGAGCGTGCCGTAGTCCATGATGTGGTCGATGCGTCCGCGAGCTCGCCCGCCCGCAGAGCCCCACGAGACGAAGTCCCCCTCGACGACGGTGCCTAGCTCGGCACGGGACTCGTGACGGATGAACTGCGGCGAATCGTCCACCCACACGTCTACCGCGATGCCAGCCTCGCGGGCCGCTTCGTCCTTGAGCCTGTCGCCCACGAGCAACACCTGCGAGAACGCCTCGCGGTAGTCGCCGAGCGTGCCAGCGATGTGCTCTTGATTCTCGGGCGTGTCGGGCCGCCGCGACACCATGACGACCGTGTTGCCGCTGGCGGCCGACGCACGGGCGAACTCGCCCCATAGACGCGGGTCTGAGGCGAATGTGCGGTCGAAGTCGATGGAGATGACCGAGCGACTCGCAGGCGTGGGAGCGACGACCGGCTCCTGCGGCGGTTGCGCCTCTACCGCTGCTGGCTCCGGTTGACGCTCAACCACGCCCGCGAGAATCGCGTCGATGATTGCGGCAGACGTGCCCGGAAAGGACGCGATCAACAAGGCTTTCGCACCGTCGATCGTCAGCACGCCCGCTCGGTATTGCTCGATCACCTCGATGACTGTCGGAGCATCGGCAGGAGTCGCCGCAGGCTCGGGCACCGCGTCAACGACGATGTCCTCGACCACCGGCTCAGGCTGCGCCGCCGCCTTATCCAGCGTGGTCATGTTGAGTTGCACGAACCGCACGTCGCCGCCATCGACGGGGTTCATATTTTCCCACGAGCGAATCTCGTTGACGCTCGCCACGCCGAGGTTCCAGAGCGTGTTGTAGTAGCTCGCCCGCCCCGCAGCGTCAGCACGCAAGACGCCACGTGTGTCGAACTCGGCGAAGAGCGTGTCGTCCGTGATGAGGTCGCGAGAGATCGCCGACTCGATACGCCGCAGCCACGGCATGAGCCCGTTGGTCAAGAAGTCGAGTGACTGCTGTTCGATGTTCGAGAACGACGACCGCGTGAGGTCGCCGACCAGATGCGGAGGCACCCCATAGACTCGACAGCACTCCTCAACAGCGAAGCGGCGTGTCTCCAGAAACTGCGACTCCTGCATATTCGAGCCGCCGAGCTCCACGGGCTTGAGCCCGCCTTGCAGGACAGCCGTGCGGTGACTTCGCTCACTGCCACGGTGCATCCGCTCCCAGTTGTTCCGCAGCGACTCCGCAGCCTCGGCCGACAGCGTGCTATCGGTACTCAAGACCACGCCAGGGCGAGCGCCATTCCCGAAGAACGCCGCACCGTGGATCTCGCACGCACGAGCCAGCCCGATCGCATCGCGAGCAAGCTCGACCGGCACCATGCCGTTGACGCCGTCGTCCGACAGCCACCGCAGGTGCATGATCGCGTCCTGCGAGTAGATGCTCTCGCGGCCACCGTCTTCGCGATAGCGATATCGAAGGCGACCGTTCTCCAAGCGTTCGACCCGCATGCGGCTCGGGTGCAGCGCGATTAACTCGCGATTCGGCCCGGCACCGCTGATCTCGCAAAACGCTTGCCCATGCGTGAGCAGGTGCAGCATGAGTTGCTCACGCCATTCAAAGCTTGTCTGCCATGAGTTCGGCGTGTCGTGCAAGAGGCGGTAGAGCGGGTTCTCGCGAGCGAGCTCTTTGCCTCCGTCAGGCAGGCGTCGATAGATGTGCAGCGGCAGACCCGCGACGCTGGTCGCCAGAACCCGCACGCACGCGAGGACGACCGTAGAACGCAGCGCGGTCTCGGGATCGACACGCACGCCCGACGGGTTGCGGTTGCCGCCGTAGCCACCCGACTCGAAGTCCCAGTCCCGCTCCTCGAACTCGGAGGTCGGGAGCCACAGGATGCGGTTTGATTGTGCGATCATAGGAAGAGGATGGAGGGTTCCGCTCCAGGCTGATTCTTGATCTGGTCTGTCTCCCATCCGCCTAGGGCGAAGATGAGAGCGACGATGCCGTCGATCCTGCCGGTGCTCTTTTTCTTGACCGGGCGAATGTCCTCGTAGGCGTTCGTCTCAATCGTGACGCAACCGGCCATCCACGAGAGGACCGGATTGCCGCCGTGACGGAGCCGCTTTTGCAAGACGAGCGACTCGAGACGGCGGCTCGGGCTGCTCATCCCGCGAAAACCTTGGCTCCATCCTGCCACCTGCAACCCCGCCCCTTGCAGTTCCACCGCCAACTGGACGGCCCCGTTCAAGTCCATGAAGACCTTCTCGACCTGGTGCGTCTTGGCGTACTCCAGAACGTGCTGGCGGATCGCTGAGTGGTCGATGATGTTCCCGTCCGTAGCCGTGATGTAGCCGGAATTGACCCAGTGCTGGAACGGTTGCCGGTCGGTACGCTCCCGCTCCATGATGAGGTCGCGAGGCGACCAGAACATTGCGTCCACCTCGAACTCATCGCCCTCGCACGGGTAGAGGGCGACCATCGCCGAGAGGTCGGTCGTCTTCGAGAGGTCGAGCCCGAGGATGCACTTGCGACCGGCGAACGGCGTCGTCGGCCCGGCCGAGCACGCGGCCCACTTCTCAGGGTCCAGCCATCGAGTGCTGCTCTCGGTCCACACGCCGAGTGAGTACCGAAGCCAGCCGTTGAGCTTCGACGCCTTGTTCCTCGCCTCCTGTGCATCCGCTGCGAATGACTCCTCCGTCATCGTGATGCCCATGCCGGGGTTCACGCGACGCCACACCGCCGGGTCAAAGTGATCCTCGGTGCCGTCTGTTTTCGCAGCAAAAATCCTGCCGTAGAACCGAGGGTCGTAGCTCGGGTCAGCGATCACTTGCTCGGCATACTCGTGCTGCTCCCAGCAGATCGTGTCACGCGAACTGCCCGCCGTGGTGATCGTGCAAAGCAGCGGCTCGCGGCGGGACCGCCCCGAGTACCTGAGCGCCTCGAAAAGCCTCCGGTCGGGCCACGCATGCAGTTCGTCGCAGAACACGAACGAGTAGGACGGACCTTCCGCCGCACCGGCATCTCGAGAGATCACTCGCATCGCCGAGCCGGTCGCGTGCGAGACGATGGTCTTTCGCGAGTCCACCACCTCCAGTGCGTCGCGAAGATCGGGCGATCGCTTCACGATCTGGGCGGTCTCGTCAAAGATGATTGCCGCCTGGTTGCGGTCCTTCGCGGCGATGCACCCGAGTTCGCCTTCGCCTTCCATGAGCAAGTGCCAGATCGAGAGGCAGGAGAGCAGGGTGCTCTTGGCGTTCTTCTTTGGCACCTCTAGGTAGGCAAGTCTGTACCTTCGCAACCCGTCGCTTGTCTTCCACCCGTAGAGCGGCTCGATCACGTCTCGCTTGTGCCATTCAAGAAGCCGCATTTCATCGCCAGCCTTGGCGGTCGGCGAGTCTTTGGTGTGGACGCAGACGCCCTCGAGGAAGCCGATGACCATGTCGGCGTCCCCTTGGCGGTAGACGTAGCCGGGCGCGTGCTCAGCCCGTCGTCTTGCGGGAAGCCTTGAGGGCACGGAACTTTTCGAGCGTGCTCTGCGGCTTTGCATCCGGTTCCACCTTCAGCGACACGCGAGCCGCCGGGCTCAGCCCGAAGTCCGACTCGAGTTGCCGCAGTTGCTGCGCGAGCTTGTGGGCGATCGCGACCTCGGGCCGCTGGGCGATGTACTTCACCTCACCGCCATCGTTGAGGATCGGGTACGTGTCGCCCTCGGTCTTGAGTTTCGCACGCACCGCCAGCCACCATTCGTACGTATCGCAGTAGCGGGCAAGCGCCTCCACGTCGGCCCGAGTCATCACGCGGGTCGCCTGGAGCATCGGCAGGAGCTCGCCCCAGCGGCGGGCGGCGACTTCGCCGAGGTGCGGCGGCATAGACACGCCGTCGGTCGGCGGCTGCGGCTCGGCGGCGGACGCGGGTTTTTTGCTCGGATTTCCGCGAAGAATCCGCAGCGGCGTCGGCTCTGGCTTGGGGCCACGGCGACCCATTGTCCTACCCCCGATGAATTACCACCGCACGACTACACAGAGG